CGCTCTCATGTTCGAGTTCAAGGGCGATCAGAAGAAGAGAAGGTTCTGCTTCTATCGCTGCAACCTTGCAAGACCTGACATCGCATCACAGACAGTAGAGGATTCCATCTCTCCCGTTACTCAGACTGTGAACATCACAGCCACACCGAGGCCGGACGATGGAATGGTTAAGACTTACTGCAACGAGGGCGACACCATCTATAGTTCATTCTATGACGATGTTCCCGTCCCCGCAGGTTCCTAATACCTTTCCTTATTGTGGCCGGACGGGGGGAATCCCCTGTCCGGCTTTTTTCAGATTAAAGGAGACAAATCATGAAAAGTATTTTTGTTGGGGCTGAGGAAGTCCCGGTAAAGGCGACAGGATTCACCACCATATTGTTCAAGAGGTTCACAGGTAACGATCTGATGTCGGTACTGACGGACAAGGAGAGAGAGTCAGAGAAGATCAACGATGTTCTGGCTCTTTTTTATTGCATGAGTGTCCAGGCACGAGAGGAAACGATCGGAGGGATGCTGAATGCAGTGACCGACACGAACGATTATTACGAGTTCTTGAACAGATTCGAGAGCAGACACCTTTATTCGCAGGAAGTATTGACTGCGGTCATTACGACATGGGTGTCGAGCACAGACAGTAAATCAACAGCAAAAAACGGGTAAAACCCTCAACGCGAGAGATCAACACGGCAGTGCTCACACTGAGAGCGTTGCAAATAGGTCTTCGACTGGAAGATCTCGATCTCTTGACCTTGGGGGAGATACTCGATCTCATCGTGGAGCGTTCCAACGATGATTATCAGTACCCGGAGAAGGGTACAACCGAATCCATTGACAGAATGTTCGGAGGATAGAAATGTCTAAGGGTAGCGTTAAGGGAATTACCATAGAGATAGAGGGCAAGACTTCAGGCTTAACCAAGTCATTGAAAGAAGCGGATGCCGCTCTTGCAAAGACTGACAGAGCTCTCAAAGAAGTGGAGAAAGCTCTCGAACTGGATCCATCCAATATAGAGCTTGCGGCTCAGAAGGAAGCCCTCCTCGCAGAGAAGGCTGACCTCACATCGAAGCGTCTGGAAGTCTTGAAGCAGGTCCAGAAGGATGCCCTTACGCAGTTGGAGAGTGGTGCGGAAGTGTCCACTGCTTCTCTCGCCGAGTTATCCGCTGAGATCGTATCGACCGAGAAGAGTCTTGACGGAATGGATGGAGCCGCTAACGGTGCCTCTAACGAGATGAAGGAGATCGGCGATAATGCCGATACAGCAGGAAAGAAGACTGCAAACTTCGGAGAGGCAGCCAAGAAAGCAGGAGCAGCCGCAAAGAAAGCCTTTGAGATTGCTGCGAAAGCTGTCGCCGCAATCGGAGCGGCTGTCGGAACTGCCGTCACCGGAGCGGTCAAGCTCGGAAAGAAAGTCACAGAGATGGCTAGCGAGATCGGTGAAGCCGGTGATGTCATAGACAAGCAGTCCCAAAAGGTCGGATTATCTGCTGAGGCATATCAGGAATGGGATTATGCGATGAACCTCGCAGGGGCTTCCATGGAGAACATGGGAACCGGTCTCAAGACGATGACCAATCAGATAGATGCAGCCAAGAAGGGAAACAAAGATGCCATAGCTCGATTCAAAGAGCTTGGAATCTCCCTGAAAGACTTGAAGACGATGAGCCGTGAAGACATCTTTTCGGCAGCCATCGCAGGATTTCAGGGAATGGCCGATTCCACGGACCGAGCAGCTCTCGCTTCGAAGATGTTCGGGAAGAGCGGTCAGGAACTCGCTCCTCTCTTCAATATGACTCGAGAAGAGACGGCTGAAGCTATTCAACAGGCTCATGAGTATGGCATGGTCATGTCTGATGAGCTTGTCAAGTCGGCAGCTGATTATGAAGATGCCCTCACCCAGATGAACGGCACGATGAAGGGTGTCAAGAATGATATGATCGGAGGACTTCTCCCCGGAATGACTCTGATCGCAGAAGGAATCTCTGACTTGTTCTCAGGCGAGGACATCTCAGGCGACAAACTTCTGGAGGGTGTCAACTCGATTACGGACAATCTCACCACAGAGATCATCCCGAAGCTCGAGACATTCATCACAACCATATTGCCTGTCCTGACTCCGGCTCTGGCAACACTATTCTCTTCGATCGGAAGCGTGCTCTCAACATTAACTGAAACCTTATTGCCTCCGATCCTGCAAGCCCTTCAGCAAGACCTCCCCGGTCTCATCCAGAGCTTTGCAGATTTCGTTGTAGCTAACATGAGCCTGTTCACGGGTCTGATCAACAGTGTGCTTCCGTCCCTGATCAGTTTGATCGTCACTGTAGCACCACCTCTGATCGAGGCATTGATGAACGGTCTGATCGAGAACGCAAGTGTTCTTCTCCCGGCAGCGATGAGTCTCATCATAACCTTAATACAGGGCATCTCGGAAGCCCTCCCTGAGCTCATCCCGATCGCCATTGAAGCCATTATGCTCTTGGTTAATACATTCCTCGAGCCTTCCACATTGAAGCAACTGCTTGAAGCAGGAATCAAAATTCTCATAGCTGTAATTGACGGCATCAGCTCAGTCCTTCCTGAGCTCATCCCGACCATTATCGAGGCCATCGGGGTCATAGTTGACACACTTATAGAGCACACACCTGAGCTCCTTGAGGCAGGCATCAAGCTCATCATGAGCCTGATCAGTGGTCTTGTACAGGCTATCCCGGAGATCATTGCGCAGGGACCGAGGTTCCTGTCAGGCATTCAGGAGATGCTTGCAGACATCCCCGGCAAGCTCGTGGAGATGGCTACGACTTGGGGAGCTGACCTGATCAGCAATATGATTCAGGGATTCCAGAGCAAGATGAGCAACCTCAAGACGGCAGTCGGCAACATTGCATCGACCATCAAGGGCTTCCTCGGGTTCTCGGTTCCGGAAGAAGGACCTCTCCACTCGTGGCAATACAATAATCCCGGAGCTGACATGATCGACCTGTTCTCTGAGGGTATGTACTCCCAAATGGGAACACTTGAAGGTGCTCTCAACAAGACGGCAGGGGTCATTGCAGCAGGACTGGCTCCTGACTACTCGGTGCAGTTAGCAGGTATCTCCGGACACCTCGCAGGAATAGAGAGCAAAGAGCAGAAGTTCGTCATTCCTGTCTCCATTGGTTCTGACAGGCTTGGAGTGGCGGTTGCCAAGGCTCAAAACAACAATAACTATCGTTCGGGAGGACATTGATATGCTCGGACATAACTATCTGAAGCTCGGTGGGGTATCTATTCCGAACCCTATCGACTTCGCTGAGAATTACACAGACATAGAGAATGTCGGCACAGCCGAAAGTGGAAGAGAGTTGGTCATGGTGACAAGGCTTCAGAAGAGGTCTTGGAACCTGACCTTCCAGTGCTCTTCCTACTGGCTTGGTGAGTTGAAGGCTCTCTGTGCTGAGAACAGTACCACCTTCAAGTTCAATGGTGAGACTGTAACGGTCAGAGCGAGGCTCACAAGCGCGACAATGGCTCAGAACTCAGCCATGAGACCTGAGTCGAACGGTTATTACACAGTAAGCATGACAGTGACGGAGATCTAAGATGTACGCAGTATCTAACGCATATAAAGTACAGATGAAGAAGAGTGTGCAGCAGAGGAAACTCCGCGGCATGATCAATGAGGTTGTCCCGTTCACGGACGATGACATCCTCGACGGCTCCTTCACTCTGACCAATCAGTGCATGGATAACTCTTCTTTCGGGTATGGCGGTGTTTATGTCGCCGAGCTCCATCTGACTTTTGTCACTGCGCGAGTATATGACCGGAAGAACTGGAAAGGGAAGAGGTTGTTCATTGAGGACGGCCTCTTCATTGATTCGGAAGACAACTATGAGTATATCCCTTTGGGTCACTTCCGTGTTGCTGAGGCGAACTATACGACCTGGGGACTGGAGATCAAGGCTTATGACCTCATGAGCAAGTTTGATCAGCCGTTTGTCCTGGGACTGACCCCTCACGCGGTTCCGTTCGATCTCGCCACTTTGGCGTGCTCGAGCTGCAACATTCCGATGCATCTCGACAGAACGGCTTTTAATCAGGTGGCGGCATTCCCTACACAGGAACTGATGGTCAGTGATGCAGGCATCGCTACATGGAGAGACTTCCTGTCGTATCTGTGTCAAGCGTGCAATATGTACTGCACGATGGCGAGAGACGGAAGTCTCGACTTCAGGAAGATAATGCCGGCAACGGAATCCATTGTTGACACACCGACAGACACCATCTCCACGGCAGACCGATTCGGTGATGGGTCCTTCTCTGACTTCACCACATCATATACAGGCATTACAGCGACTTTTGCAGGCTCTCAGGAGACCGTTTCCGTTACTTACGGCAACGACAAGGGCGTGGTCATCGACATCGGTGTCAATCCTCTCCTTCAGGAGATCTCCGAAGAAGGAACAGCTCTCATTATCGCTCAACTCGAAGGCGACATCAGCAGGACTGAGACAGTCATTGGAGAGATAGATGAAGAGATCGACACCCTTGATGATCAGATCGAGGAAGTCGAGCAGGAGATACACGATCATCCTGATGATCCCGAACTTCCTAAACTGTTGGAACAGTTGCAGAAGACTAAGGAAGACAAAGAGAGCGAGAAGCGCGAGATGCAGTCCTATCTGGAGACCTTGCAGGGATCTCTCGAAGAGATTCAGACAGGGCTCGCTGACAGAACCATGGATGCTCTGGGCGCGAGAATCGAATATCTCGCAACAGACCTCCAGTCCATCCAGTACAATCCCGCGACTGTCTCAATGCTTGGAGATCCTGCCTATGACCTTGGCGATGTGCTGAGGTTTACGGGCGGCATAGCCGGAGGACAGATAGACCTCAACATCATGAGGTATGACTACACCTTCGGCGACAGATACACGATCGAGACCTTTGGTGATGCTCCGACCTCCAACGGCTCACCGAGTAAGGATGCAAAGCAGCAGCAGGCCAAGGATCAGGCAGAAGGCAAAGGAACAAAGATCCAGTTCGTTGAGTATGTAAATGCACAGACGATCAGGATCACCAAGAACTCTGAGCAGGAAGTTGCAAGAGTGTCCTTCGAGCTTAACTCCAAGGCAGAAGTGGAGACCTGGATCGAGTTGAAGATGAAGGTGACCAAGCTGTTCGGAAGAGCAGGCATCATGGTCAACTACTATCTCGACAACGAACTGATCTCGGCATATCACCCGATAGAGATCTGGGAAGATCAGGGAACAACTCCCGACTTCACTCTCGAGGATGATGTTCTTGTCTTTGACACCTCCGATGATCCAGAGAGCGAGAACAACTATCAGACGGTCAACTTTCATTACCATCTGCGGAATATCTCATCGAATCAGCTCCATTATTGGAAGGTTACGGTGACAGGTCTTGACGGTGTTGAGTTCCTCGATACCGACTGCGTGCGTCTGATCCTCTGGGCTCAGGGCATGAAAGAAGAAGGTGCATGGACCGGACTCATCCAGGCAAGAGACACATTCCCGCTCTATCCGATTGGATCCATGGGTATCGTCGGAGATCTGAGTGACGATGTGAACCTCAGGACGAGCAGCGCGAGTGACAACATCACCACAGAAGACGGTGATGCTCTGATAACCGAGTCAGGAGACAATCTGACACTCGGTGACCTTGCATCGCTGCCGAATGCATCGACCTTGGATGGAACCGAGTACATCCCGATCGTTCAGAACGGCGAGACCGTGAAAGTTACGACTCAGGATCTTGCAGATCTTAACGCATAAGGAGGAAAAAGCATGGCTGACATAAAGATAAGCCAACTGGACAACGGCGCGAGCCTCGGAGGGACAGAGTATGTCCCCATTGTCCAGAACGGGCAGACCGTAAAGACTACGGCTCAGGCAATAGCTAATCTCGGCGGTGGTGGCGGTAGTGGAACCGTCACCTTCACCGAAGTGAAGAAGTTCGAGGCAGAAGACATCGGAGCATCCGAGTGGACTTCCACGGACGGACAGACAACGATGACCGTCAACGGTGGTACTTATACGGCCGTTGAGGGTGAATATGTTGAAGTCAACTCGTCCAATCAGCTCAGGATGTCTTTCCCGATCCCCGGCTCGTTCTACGGATTCGGGATCAAGTGCAGTGTCGATGAGAACTTCTCGCCTGTAAATACGAATAACTGGTATTCGGCATCCACGATCTTGTCCCAAGAGCTCAGCGGTGAGCAGGCTGACTTCGGTCTGATCATCGACAAAAACGGGAAATTTGCTATCGGATATGCAAACAGCTCCATCTATTCAACGGATGTGACCGCTAACGACGGACAGGTTCACTCGTTGTTTATTGCTCCATTCGGCATGGATCAGATTCAGCTCTTCATTGATGGAGTGAACAAGGCAACGATTACATCAGGCATGAAGGGAACGCAGATGTCTCAGATGGGTGTGTTCTGGAATAAGGACAACACCGGAACGAGAGTCAACGGCAAGATCTACGCAGTCGGGTCTTATTCGGCTGATTATACGATACAGGCTCCGACTATCTAAAGAGGTGAAGACATGAAACTCAAAGGAAAAGCAACGATCACACTGATCAACAGAGATGGATCCATCGCATATCAGGAGAAGCACACCAATGCCATCACTCCTGCGCTCGCCAAGATCCTCGGCAACAACCTGAGCGGCACGGTAGATTATACCAAACTGACTCCCATCATCCAGAAGCTCCTGGGAGGAGTCTGCCTGTGGCACGGATCTCTTGACGAGACTTCCGTCTATCTGCCGAAGCAGTCAACAGCAACCCTGACTGCACACGCAGGAACAAGGTCAACAGGCGGCACGGCCGGAGATAACACAAGAGGAACACCGAACACCTCCGAAGGCTCAGGTTATGGTCCTATCCCTAACGGTTTCAGATTCGTCTGGGAGTGGGGTTCAGGCAAGGGAGACGGCAAGATCTCCGGCTTGACTTTATGCCATCAGGATGTCGGTGATTATTATAATCAGCTTCACGCTGCGCAGATGACCGACTTCGCTCCGATCGAGGATGTCAGTAACTATGTCATGAACGACAACGACATGACATACTCTGATACTTCGCCTCAGTCCACTGACCTTCCGACTATTGTCGGATATAGCGGACTGAAGGGAGTCCCTGTCGGATTCTACGGTGACATGAATCATGTAGTCTCCATCGAGAATGTGGAAGATGAGACATCAACGATGGAAGGCGGCGGTGACGGCCGCAGGGGTCATGTAAATATTTACATCTCCCAGTTCTCCGGCAAGGATCTCTGGCTCGAGAATGGTCTTGGAGAGGTTATCCCCGACGAGACAAGGACGATCTCAGTGTCTATCCGTTGGCAATTAGGTTCGACTGATGCTCTCGGCAGATGCCTCTATTATGTTGCTTATGATGAGGAGATCAAGCATCTTTATCTTTTGCAGACATATCATCTCCAGTACAACGACTGGGATGCTCCTTCCCCGCCGTTTGTGTTCACCGGATGGCCATATAATTACGAGTTACAGATCATTGATGTTGACCTGGAAGACGGAACACATGAGACCAAAACTGTTGACCTTCCGTTCATGAGTCATAGAGATCTTCCGGTGTTCAGGATGCCTGCACAGCAGTACAACCCGAAGCAGCTCCATGTGTTCAGCGGTTCGGTCATCATCCCTGTCTATAAGACAACTTGGGTCTCCACACCGACACCGGAAGACCCTTATGCCGGTTATTACGATTGGAGAAACGGAACGACTTCTTCAACTGCGCTGTCGGCAAGGGTAAACCTGAGAACAGGAGTCATCGAGGACTATCTGTCAGGAGGTTCATTCTATGAGCAGAACAACGCATCCAACTTCTCCGGTCATATCGACCTGGGAAACGACAGGTCAGTCTTCCCGACGATCTATGTGGAGAAGAGAGCGACTGCATCAACGACTCCCGTGTATGACTGCGGCGATTATCCTCTCTTATATGATGCAAGCACCATCACAAGAGATACACAGATCTTCGGATCAGATCAGCAGAATAACAGGACTTTTGTTGCAAGCTCCGACAATGAACTCATCCAGTTCGCCACATCATACAGAAACGGCGATGGAGACAAGCTCAAGGGAGCCATCCTGAACAAGATGTATCAGGCATCGGTCTTCAGACTCGCTCAGACAGTCACCAAGACATCCGAGCAGACAATGAAGGTCGAATATGAGATCTATCAGGAGGAAGAGTCATGACGGACTATGAAATTGTAGTGACCATTGTCGTTGCGCTTGTCGGGTCTGCTTCCTTGTGGCAATTCATTATGTACCTGATCGACCGCTTCGACAAGAAGAAGAAGTCCAACGAGGACATAGTTGTCGAGATTGAGAAGGTCTCTGACAAGGTCGACGAACTCGCCGAGACTGTCTCCATGAATCAGGCAGTTCTCGCAAGGACTCACATCCTGAGATTTTCTGACGAGCTGAAGAACGGCGTGGAGCATTCGGAGGAATACTTCCGTCAACAGCTCGACGATTGTGACACATACGAGAGATTCTGCGAAGCTCACCCTGAGTTCAAGAACTCTTATACAGAGATCGCTAACAGACACATCAAAGAAACCTATGAAAGACTACTGAAGGAGGGAAAACTATGAAATTACCGAACAAAGTGTATGACATCCTCAAGTGGATAGCTCTTGTCGGACTCCCGGCAACAACGACCCTCTGGCTCACTCTTGGATCCATCTGGAACTGGGGTGACTTTGTCGAGCCTGTCGGCGCGACCTTGGGAGCCGTAACGGTCTTCCTGGGTGCTCTCCTCGGCATCAGCTCTATCCAGTACGCAAAAGAGAACGCGATCGAGGAAGGTGAAGAGAATGGCTGAGTATGATGGTCAGATGTCTGCCTTCAAGAATATCCCGAAAGGCGAGACTTATGAGATCGTGGATGCAGCCGCAAGGGACAATATTGCCAACCTTGCCACTGTAGCCACAACAGGCAGTTATGCAGACCTGTCGAACACTCCTACCATCCCGACTGCTCTGTCTGATCTGACTAATGATGAAGGCTTCATCGACAACACCGTCAACAACCTGACGAACTATTATTTGAAGTCAGAGACATATACTCAGGCAGAAGTCAACTCTCTGATCGGGAGTGTTGCGGGGCTCAATATCGAGGTCGTTGTCTCGCTTCCGACTCAGGACATATCCACGAGCACGATCTACTTGGTTCCCAAGTCCACGGCTCAGACGGATAATGTCTATGATGAGTATATCAACACAGACGGCACCTCGGCAGGTTGGGAGCTGATCGGCGACACTTCTGTTGACCTGTCCAATTATTACACCAAGACCGAAGCTGACAACTTGTTAAGCGACAAGGTTGACAAGGTCACAGGCAAGGGGCTGTCGGAGGAAGACTTCACCACTACGCTGAAGACCAAGCTCGACTCGATCAATGCAGGAGCTGAGGTCAATGTCCAGAGCAACTGGACAGAAGCTGACACCACCTCCGATGCTTACATCCAGAACAAGCCGAGTCTTGCGACAGTCGCCACCTCCGGCTCTTATAACGACCTGACCAATAAGCCGACCATACCGTCAGCTCAGGTCAATTCGGACTGGAACAGCAACAGTGGAGTATCTCAGATACTCAACAAACCCTCTTTGGCTACTGTAGCAACATCAGGAAGTTATAACGATCTGTCGAACAAGCCAACGATACCCTCAGCGCAAGTGAACAGCGATTGGAACGCATCTTCGGGCGTGGCGCAAATCTTGAACAAGCCTTCTTTGGCAACCGTGGCGACTTCGGGCGACTATGACGACTTGACGAACAAACCGACGATTCCGACAGATACTTGGCGACCGTTATATGCTGAAAATGTGCTTGGGCAAACTGTTCTGTTATCAAATTCAGCAATGAATTTTAGTAATAGCGGCAATGTAAAATTTACCTCATTAGATACTCAGTCGCAAATAGCTTTGTATGCAAGTGTAGATTTATCAAGCAAGCAAGACAAATTAGTTTCAGGTTCCAACATCAAGACCGTGAACGGAAACTCAATCTTGGGGAGTGGTGATGTGGCGACGGCTTCGAACATCAGTTCGTATGCGTTGCCCGTGCAGACGGGAACAGACTGGAACACTTGGACCACTATCGGAGGGGAGAAGTGTGTTGCCTGTCCCCAGAACAGTTGGAAGTCGATCGGATCAGTTGAGTTCCCGGTAGGAATCTGGCTGTTCAAGGCTTATGTATATTTCTATACGAACGCAAACGGCTACCGTGGATTGTGTATCTCAGAGACCGCGAACACTGGAACCATTGATATGCTTGTCCCTGCGGTTAGCGGAATACAAACAGGACTTTCAACATCCAAGATTATTCAGGTCACTTCGGGTACGAAGAGATATTTCATTACTGTCTTGCATAATGCAGGAGGCGATCTATACACCTTCCCTCATTTTGATGCAGTTAAGTTAAGTTCATAACGAAAGGAG